ATTGGGAGTATGCGGTGGCATTTTATGCTGCTTCTAAGCTGGACCGAGATGTTTGTGGTTGTTCTAACGTACAGGAGTTCATCCAGCGCTGGCGCATGGATGCCATGGTCGTAGACCAGGAAGGTGTAACTATCAACATCACCCCAGAATTGTTAACAAACAAATTGGGGACGCGTCTGGGTGCTATCTATGCCTACAAGCGCATCCACCAGAACGGAATGCGTATCATAAAATGATAGAAACCATAGAACATGTTGATGAAAAAGGAAGAAAATATGTTGCTGAAACAGACGGCAAAGAACATATTTTGATCGTTGGTCCCCCGGAAGGTCTTGTGGATGCTCTGGGGTTACCGGAAGAAATTGCAACACGATTGCACAATATCTTGTACAGGCGCAAGCTGCTTAATTTTCAGGCCATTCAAAGGCGCCCAGCAGAACTTCGCGCCACCATACAAGAGTTGTATAATATGGACATACAAAGATTGCATGAAGCATTCTTTCAGTACGAGAACGGAGGCTAGAAATGAGTCCGAAAAATGATGTAAGTGCCCTAACGTCGATCAATAACCGGGTCTGGTATGTGGTTGGTGGTGTACACCCTAGCCGCTCTCCACAACTGTTATCGGTCGGCAAATTCTCCACCGATCCAACCAAAACGATCGGTGAGGATACCCGTATCACCGCGCCAGATCCAAATTCCTTCAACCGTGACGTTCAGGTTGGAACGGTTCAGGCTTCCGAAGAGCGCGCCAGCTTCGCTATTGGCGCACGCTATTCCTCGCAAAAAAGCAAGTTGATGGAATGGAAAGATAAGAACTGCCGCGTAGACATTTTCGCTTTATCAGGAAAATGTGGTAACCCGCAGGACTTTACTGACGGTGGGGAAAAATGGTTATATTTCCCCGACGGTCGCGTGAGCGCCCATAACTTCGAGAACTTTGGTGCCTTTGGTCGAGACGAAAACAACGCTGTTAACAACATGGTCGATATGACCTCGGAAGATTATTGGGAGCTACTGAAGATGTTACAGGAGCAAATTGGCTCTACCGTAACGGTTCGGGAAGTCTACACCGTGGACGTCTACACCGGCAATGAGTGCGAGAACTGTCCCGATCCTTGTGACCGCGTTCTGGCTACCATGGCCGGCGCAAGCGCAACCCCCGGCACGCAGCCCATTTTGCTCTACTCGGGCGATGGCGGAGATACCTTTGATCAGCAAACCATCGATACCATGTATTCCAATGAAGGTGTTGCAGATGCTGAAATTATCGGTGGCGATTATGTCCTGATCACCAATGAAGGTAATGAGATCCACTGGACAGACATCGAACTTCTGTACGACGGAACCAATACCTGGAACCAGGTAGACGACGGTTTCGTTGTAGGTGGAGAGCCTAACGCGATCAGTTCTGCAGATGCCAGGCACACATGGATCGTTGGAAACGGTGGCTACATCTACTTTGCAAAGAACTACAAGACAGGTGTCGAGGTCCAAGATGCTGGTGTGCTTACTACCCAGAACTACAACAGCGTACACGCTTTCAGTTCCACGCATGTATTGGCTGTTGGCAACAGCAATGCAGTTTCGTACACTATCAATGGCGGCGTGACGTGGAAGACCATTACCGGCCCTAGCGTTGGCGTAAACCTTGGTGCTTGTTGGATGTGGGACGAAGAGACATGGATCGTTGGCGAAGGCCCTGGCGGTGCTGGAAGTCTGTATTACACGGATAACAGCGGTTATACGTGGACAGAGATTAACTTGCCTGTAAACCTTGATCAAATTGACAAGATCATCTTTGTTAGCGAAGCCGAAGGGTATCTTGCAGGTCGTTCCGGTGGCCAGAGCTACGTTTTACGCACCATTACAGCCGGCGCCGAATGGGTTGTTTTGCCACAAGGAAAGCGTGGTGTTCCAGTAGACAACAGTTATCTGTCCGACTTGGCTGTGTGTGGAAAGACGAGCAACACTGCCTTCGCTGCTGGTTTAGCAGACAACGGAACAGCCGGCATTATCTTGAAGATGGCTGCCTAAGCAGTCATTAGGGAAGTAGAGGAAGCATGCCGAACGAAATAGATACTGTTAAGGCCGTTGAAAAGGCCAATAAGCAGGACGATACTCAAAACCTTATAACACTGTCAACAGGTGTCGTCCTGCGCGGGAAAATGGTAAACCCGGTTCTGCTGATGAAGGTTATGACATCTTTCCCACGTCCAAAGCCTCCTGTCTGGATCAACCCTGAAATGGGTCGAGAGATGGAAAACACGGACGATCCAGACTACCTGGACAGGCTCCAGACGTGGAAGATGGAATCTTCATCGGTTACCCTGAATGTCATGATCCTGCATGGGACCGAGTTTGTTTCGGCTCCAAAGGGTTTTCCAAAGCCAGAAGACGATGTATGGCTCGACGAATATGCATTGCTTGGGCTGCAAATGATGCCCCTGAATAAAAGCTGGCGGTACCTGGAATGGGTGACATCCAAGGCGGTAGGCGGCGCTGAGGATCTTCAAAAGATACAGGAGGTTGTGGGCAGGCTATCCGGCGTAACTGAAAAAGCCGTCGAAGCCGCCGACACCTTTCCTGAGCGTAACTAAGCGCGTTTACCACGGCGATACGCCCGAAGACATTCAGGTTTATAAAGCAGAACTCGAGTATGGAGTCAACTCGGGTGTTCAATGGCGCGCTCTTTTTCAAGGACTGGTTCCCCTCCAAGAGGAACATACGGCCAGGTTAGAGCGTGCCATTTCCTTAGATGCGTGGGCGCACATGGACGAATACGAGAAAGCATTGATCATTGCACAGCGTAGAAACGCAATAGGGATCAAGAATTTACAAGCAGAAGCAGAGATAAAAACTTCTGAGCAGAGAATGAAAAGGAAATCATAATGGCTGATGAAGTCAAAAAAGCTGGATTGGAGATGGTTGTCGAGGGACTGACGAAGTTTACCTCTGACATGGAAAAGATCAACTCCAAGATCCAGGACTTACGCCCTTCTCAGACTCTGCTTCAAAAAGGCTTTGATTCCCTTTGGGAAGCAGCGAAGAACTTTGGGGAAAGTATTGTTAATCTGGCCACCGTAACCCTGGGGGTGTTACTGCGCGACGCGATTCGCGCTGTGATTGACTGGGTTAAAGAGATGGTTTCGTCCATGGTGGATGCCGGCAATGAATTCCAGATGTTGGAGATCCGCCTGAACAGGCTGAATCTGAATGAGCTAAAAGACAGCACAGAAGAATACATCGACGTTTCTGCCAAAGCGATTGAAATGACCCAGGAGCAATTGGACTGGGTGATCAAACTTGCTGCAGCTTCTCCGTTCGATGCAGAGGATGTTACCAGGACCTATACACTGGCGCGCTCCTATGGTTTTACTGCCGATGAAGCAGCTAACCTGACAGAAAGCATCCTTGAATTTTCCGCCGGCATGGGACTGACCAACCAGGAAATGGAAAGGATCATCGTAAACTTTGGTCAGTTAGAAGCCCAGGGGAAACTGAACTCCCAAGAGTTACGCGACCTTGCGCGTGGCGCATTTGTGCCTGTGAATGATGTCATGGAAATCATGGCTAAGAACATGACAGAGTCTGGTGCGATCACTGCCGACTATACAGAAGAGATCAAAAAGCTCAAAGAACAGCTTCAGGGATATGAAGAGGATCTAGCAGTCGCTTTGCTACGCCAGAGCGAGTTCACAGATACGACCAAAGAGTCCACGATACTGGCGAACGATTACAGGATCGACGAGCTCAAGCGAAAGATCGCAGAGACAACTGGCCTTTTGGAAGATTATCAGGACAAGAACGGGAAAGCTGTTGAGATCACGCTTGATAATATTGACCAGTTGAAAAAGCAAGGCTTGCTAGGCGCGGACGCTGTAGACCAATTCATTTCTGCCTTTGTAGAACTTGTTGGGGAGGACTTCAAAGGCGCCAGTGAAGACATGTCGCAGGCATTCAAGCCGGCTGTTGAGAATTTGCAGGACTTGATAAGGGGTGTCGGTGGATTGAAGGTTGTCAAGCCGATCCTTGCAGAGCTCGGTAAACGAGCCGCTGCTTTTGCAGATGCTTTTACGGAAGACCCAGAACGGTGGGATAAATTTGTTACCAACATGGACCGACTTGGGAAAGCCCTGGCCGATGTGGTCGCAGGGGTCCTTGGTCTTGCTCCGAGCACGGAGGATTTAGCAGATAACATCGTTGACTTCATTGGGAAAGCTGCCGACTGGGTTGAAGAGAACCGGGATAATATTGTCGGTTTCTTCGAGCACTGGGCCGACGTGATCAAGAACGATATCGTTCCTTGGATAAAGGATGTTCTGTGGCCCGCCATAAAAGAATTTTTCAACTGGATTTATGAAAATAAAGACCTGTTCTTGCAGGTATTCGTCACCTTGGGAGATGTCCTTGTCAACGATATTATTCCAGTGATAGTAAACGATGTCATTCCTGCAATTAAAAGCATGCTCGAGTGGATTTCAGAAAATAAAGAAACCATAAAAGGATGGATTGACACTCTCGTAAGGGTTTTCCTGGTTCTACAAACGGTAGGAACGATCCTGAATATCGTTGGCGGAGCGATCCTTGCCGTTATTGGATTCGTGTTGAGCCTTACCGCAAAATTTATTTCAATTATAGGGACTATACTTTCCCTCGGAGTATCAATGTCCGCGCTGATTGCCGGCCTAGCTGTACTAGGAGCCATGTTTGCCTTCTGGGGAGATCAGATCAAAGAGACATGGAACCAATTATGGTTCATTTTATGGGAAGTTTCTAAATCTCGCTTGAAATTTATTGCTGACCTCATTAGTGGTGCGTTTGAGTTATGGAAAACAATTGTTATAACCAATTGGACCACTGTATTATCTTATTGGCGGCAAAAATTGGATGAAATGAGGACTTCCTTGAGTAATGCATTTGCGAATATGCGGACAAGCGTAGAGACTAAGATGGAAGAGATTAGGACTTCTATCAGGAATAAGATCGAGGAAGCCAAGAATAGTATCAAGAATATAGACTGGGCAGAAGTCGGTACGTCCATTATCCGAGGTATTGCGGCGGGGATTACTGGGGGAGCCTGGATGATCATTGAGGCGGCGCAAAGCGCGGCCCAGAGCGCTTTTAATGCGGCAATGGACTTGCTGGGTGCACATTCCCCATCCAGATTGTTTATGGGCCTGGGTGAGAATATGATGGAGGGATTGGCGCTTGGGATCCAGAAAGCAGCCGGCCTCGCAGTTGGAAGTATGCAGGGTGCTATCTCTGTTGTGGCTTCGCAAGCCACACCCAGCGTAACTAATATGACCAACAATACGGTGACCAATAACTTCTCACTGAACGTTACTTCCAACGCACAGCAAGAACCGTTGATCCAAGATTACAACATGTTACAGTCCCTGGCAGGTGTCTAATGGCAGCGAGAATGCGTTTCATGGTGCCACAAGGCACGACAAATTATATAAAAAATCCTTCTGCGCGCTATGATACGACTGATATCAATGCAAGCGGCGCTGCAGTTACGCGCGTGCTTACTCATGCCCGCTTTGGGATCGCATCCTACCAGGTCGTGACGAATGGTGCTGCGTTAAACGAAGGTTTCTATTATCGTATCAGTGCCCTAAATGGGATCAGTGATGTGTTGACAGTAAGCGCCTTTGTGCGTGGTGCTGGTGTTGTCCGCATACGGCTGATAGATAATCCTGCTGGAAAAGAATGGTCTTCTATCGATCACGTCCTACGTTCGGACCGGTGGGAACGCATCGAGGTTAGCGGGCGTTGCACAGGTTCTAATGATATGCGATTATATGTGGAAACCGCTGGGGACGCCGCACAATCCATTACGTTTTATGTAGATGGTCTTCAGATGGAACGTTACGAAGAGGCCACTTCTTACTGTGACGGCGATCAAGAAGGCTGTTTCTGGACCGGCATGGAACACGCGAGCACCAGCACACGGGACGATTACACACGCGCTGGTGGACGCTGGATAGATGTTGCAGGCCCATCATGCGAGAAGAAAAACCTTTACATGACCGTAGCTGGCGGCCTTGGGGCTGCCCCGATAATGAACCAGATCCAGCCTTATGCAGACGCTCCCGGGTCTTACTTTCAGGATTTCAAGATTGTAGACCGTGTTATCACGCTGACGTTCTTTGCAAAGAGAGAATATAGACCGAGAAGCAATACCCTTCCCTCTCTTGAGGCCCTTCACCAGTTACGCCAGCAGCTTATAGATCTTGTGAAGCCTGACCGTACAGCAGACCGTAAACCGTTCTGGATGGAATATAAGGACGGTGATAAGGCTATGTATTTGCAGGTACGCTATGAGGCTGGCCTGGAAGGGGAATGGGATGTTCGAAACCATTTTGTGAACTCATTCCCGCTAAGATTGCTGGCTGTTTCCCCTTTGTTCTATGAGGACGACCAGGAAGTATCCTCTCTCAGCCTGCGTGAAAGACAGACCATAAATTATATTGTGCGCCGCTTCGATGGTGAATGGGGGGCAATGAATGGCGGTTTTGACGACCAGGTACGGGCATTAGCGGTTGGAAGCCGTGGAGAGATCATTGCTGTAGGAGATTTTACGCACGCCAACAACGATATCGGGGCAATCGACCCGATGATCTTTGGGAACTGTGTTGCCTATTGGGATGGAGAAAAGTGGAACCAGTACGGGGCTGGAGCGGACGACATTATCTATGATGTTGATGTGGCTCCAAATGGCGATGTTTACGTAGTAGGTGCCTTCACAAATATTGGCGGCGTGGCAGCTAACCGCGTTGCTTACTGGGATGGATCCTGGCATGCACTCGGAGCAGGTCTGAACGACGAGGGCTATGCCATAAGAGTTGGACCGGATGGTGATGTTTACGTGGGAGGAAAGTTCACCCTGGCTGGCGGAGTCGCAGACACTGTGCATGTAGCAAGGTGGGACAGTTCATGGCATGCTTTGGAAACAGGTGTAGATGATGATGTATATGCGCTTGAGATTTCAGATGATGGAGATTCTGTATTCTTAGGCGGCGCTTTCACAGAGAATATCGCTGCTACATCTACTCTCAATAAAGTGGCTGTATATTATCCATCTCTTGCTACTTTGACATCTCTTGATAACGGGTTGAATGATACAGTGCGCAGGCTAAGACTGTCAAAAACTGGTACCTTATATGCTGTAGGTGACTTTACAGCGGACGCGGACGACGCAGTTATTATGTTATACGTTGCTTCCTGGAACGGTGCGGTATGGTCCGCTGTAGGAGTCGGAGGAAACAACACTGTAAGAGATATAGCTTTATCAAGTAAATCCAGTTTCGTCGTGGCCGGCGATTTCGTTGAAATGGGCTCGGAAGACGCTCTCTACGCGGCGCTGTGGAACGGCTCAGACTATGTGTTGATGGACATAGAAGTTGACAACCCATGCTATGCGGTAGCCTACGACAAGAAAGATAACATCTACCTGGCGCCAAACGGCACACTTGCAAGCTGGGCCAGATTGACAACTGTAGAAAATATTGGAACAACCGAGGCAACACCAAAAATCTATATCAAGGGACCTTGCACACTTATTTGGATAGAGAACCAGACTACAAAGAAGAGGGTCTATGCCAACCTGGATATCCTTACAGATGAAGAGGTCTTCATAGACTTTGGTCTTGGCACAGTTGAAAGCGCAGTACGTGGAAATCTGGCGTATGCGATTCACCCCGGTTCCGATTTCCGCGCATGGAAACTTTCCCCCGGGGACAACGACATTGCTGTCCTGGTGACGGACGATACAGATGCCGTCATGCAGATATCATATATCCCGCGCCACTGGAGTGTGGACGCAAGCCCAGCTATAGAGGAACTATAATGCCGTCCACTTATGAATTCTGGCTCTTGGATGATGCAGGAAAGCGCATTGCATTACTACCGGATTCTGCTTACTTTTCCTATTCCCGATCCATTGCTGGACTAGGCACGTTGATGATTGGCTTCCCATATAAGGATTTTGAAAACTTTATTAACCCTATCTTTGCGCCCGATCGCAGAGTAGGTGTATGGAGGTCCCCAGATACTGGCTATCCGCTCAGGCAGGAGCAAGTCTACCTATTGCGCTTATACAAAATATACACACGTGAAACAGATGGTGTGCAGATCATTGCGTTTTATGGGGTAGATGGAAAGTCCCTGTTGAAACGCCGATATGTGATCCAGCCGGCAGGCTACTCGCAAACGCAAAAAACTGATTACATCGACGACATGATGAAAGAAATAGTCAGAGAACAGATGCTATACGGAAGCGTGGTGGACGAGACTGGTACACAGGATAATGAGCGCGCATTCCCGGAAGACGAGTTCTTTGTACAGGGAGATAATTCAAAGGGGCCACTATATACGAATACCTTTGCGGACAGGAATGTCCTGGATGTTCTCAACGACCTGCGAGATGCAAGCATCGAGCTCAGAGAATCTGATCCATTACTCTATAGCAGGATCTATTTCGATGTTCTTCCATATGACATAAAAGCCTTGAGAATATATATTTTAGACGAAGATGGGGAATCGTATATTCTTGACGAAAGTGGTGAACCTCTTTTAGATGAAAGCTCCCCGAATGCCGTGGCGGACTTTGGCTTCCAATTTGTCACCTTTACAGACCTGTACGGAATAGATCGGACCGAAGAAGCATTGATATTCAGTGTTGAGAACAGCAACATGGAAGCGCCATATTATTCCCAAAACCATATGGAGGAAAAGAACTCTATTATTGTAAAAGGATATGGGCGCGGGGATAGCCGGCAGGTGTCGATAGTTACAGACTCTGTGCGTGCTGGAGCTTCTCGTTGGAATCGTTGCGAGGGCTACCAGGATGCGAGCACAGAGCCAGACCAGGACAATCTTGAAGACTATGCTTATCCGGCTTTCTTTGAAGGTGCTCCGAAGGAAGAGCTCAGTGCTGTGATTCTGAATGTTCCTGGGCGTGATGATACCCCACGCAGTCTTTATGGAATAGATTGGGACCTGGGTGACCTGCTACCAATTTTCTATGCCGGAAGACAATTCAACATTGAGATGAAAATAGTTTATGTTGCAAAAGACGAGCGGGGAAAAGAGACAATCACAGGAAGGAATGAAGTCAATGCCAGCGATCAGGCATGATGATGTCTTATTGAGGTTGATAAGGGATGTTGCTTACATCCGTTCTATTTTGAATCGGGTGACTGTAAATTTGCCGTTATACGATCTTGCAAATGAGAACACGCCAGCGCAGATTACTGCTGATCAAGATAATTACTTGATAGGTAATTATGATGTCCTGCGTCTTTCTTCTAGCAAACTTGTTTTTATTAGCGGGTTGAGGCCTGGCGTAAAGGGAAGATCTTTACGTTTATTAAACGTGGGTAGTTATCCTATTATCTTACGCAATAACAGCACTGATTCGGATGCAGAAAACAGATTTTATTTTCAAACTGGATTTAACCCAGTTCACCTACTTGAGATTCCGCAATATTCAAGTGTTGATTTATATTATGATTCAACATTACAGAAGTGGTTATCTCTACAAGAAACCGATTACACAGTCTTTTCAAGATGGACGGCCCAAACCCCTGCTGATGCATCTTTTTATTACCACGTTGTATATTCAGAGGAGTTGAATTTATTTGTTGCTGTAGGGATTACTGCCCCTGGGGGAGTTTCAGCTATTCAAACGTCTCAAGATGGAGAGACTTGGACTTCAAGAGTTTGCCCAGCATTATTATCTTTATTAAGAGTTGCATGGAGTCCAGAACTTTCTTT